AGGCTACTCAAGCACTTCAAGAAGAACTTGGACGTGGCAGGTTATCGCTTGACACAACTACTGCCGAAAGAAACTGGGCTACTTCTCAGTCTAAGTTAGACCTTGATAGAACTATCGCTGCTAACAATCAGGCGTATCAGGCTGGAAAACTGTCTCTTGATGAGCTTGAAGCTAAAAATAAAAAAGCAAAAGATGATGCTGACAATAACTACAAAAACGAGCTTCTTAAGATTGAACAAGAAAAACTTATCCAGCCGTCTGAGTCAATCAAGACAGCAGCGACTATTGGTGGTTGGGACCCCGGATCAAAGCAAAAACCAACAGCAGATCAGATTATAACTGGCCTTGATCGCATGAACGAAAAAGATGAGCTTTCTACTCTTGAGAAAATAGTCCGAGACCAATTAATTACGGATGAAACTCTTAAAAAGAATGCTACAGATCGATTAAATGCTATCCTAGCACGTCGAGGCGTTAGTTCTTATCAAGAAGGCGCAACGGCAACTAATGCTGAAGGCAAGAGAATTATCTACAAAAACGGTAAATGGGTTCCTCTATAATGGAAAATCTACCTGAAGGCTTTACTCTTGACACCCCCGGTCTACCTTCAGGCTTCACATTAGATACCCCGGAGCCTGAGAAAAAAGATCAGTACCCGATGCTTGCGGCAGCGGCGGACGTTCCGTTGTCCTTTAGCCGTGGGGTTGTTGGCGGCATTCAGATGATCTCTGATGCTTTTGGCGCAAACAGTGAAGCGTCTAAAGCATTAAGTTCTGCTGACACATTTCTTGCCGATCTTATGTCAGCACAATCAAAGAAAGATGCCGCTGAAGTCTCTCGCATTATGCAAGAGGCTCAAGACAAAGGTATGCTTGATCAGGTTAAAGCGGGTATTAGAGCTTTATCCGTGGCTCCCGTCGATCTTCTTACAAATGCTCTTGGGTACGCTGCACCAACTATTGTTGCCACTCTCGCTGCTTCTGTTGCAGCTCCTGTTGCTGCTACCACTGCTGGTGCGTCAGCGGCTACCGCTGCAACAATTGGGACAGGCGCAACAATTGCAACAGGACTTGGCGTAGGTGCGATCTCTGGCGCGGGCACAATCAAAAACAGAATCTATAGTGATGTATATCAAACACTTAAGGACAATGGTCTTTCTGATGAAAGGGCCGCCGCCGCTGCACAGGAAGCGCAATCTTATGACGGTAAAAACTTAGACAACATTCTTCTTGGCGCTTTGTTTGGCGCCGGCGCATCCGTGACAGGTGTTGAAAGAATAGCTGTCAAATCTCTTGCTTCCAAAATACTTGGAAACGCCGCGAAGGAATCGGCAGAAGTAATAGCTGCCAAGGAATCTGGAAAGCTCCTAGAAGAGGCGGCTGGCGAAACAATTCCTCTTCGATTTACAAAAGGCTTTGTAAGGGAAGCAGTCCCCGAAGCCGGTCAAGAGGCACAAGAACAGATTGCTTCAAACATTGCTTTGCAACGGGAAGGCGAAGATGTCCCGACGTCTCGTGGTGCTGCCGGTGCTGCCACACTCGCCGGTATTGCTGGTGGTATTCTCGGTGGCGGTCTTAATGTTGCTGTGGGACCTCGTGCAAGAACACTTCATCCAGAGAGTGAAGACAGGGCTCTCATCGAAGCATTAAAGACAATTCAGGATTACAAAAGACCTGAAGAGTTCTTCCGTCTTGCTGAAGAGTATCGTGATAGGGTCCCCGTACTCGGTGAGATTCTCGATTCAGGAATTTCTCAGGACAAAAAGCTTGAGCAGATCTTTAAGCGGCTTGGTGAGGTTTTTCTTAATCCCGAAAGTGTCATTGTTGGCGGAGGACCTCGGTCATTGCCTGCTCCTCAAGGAGAGCGTCCTACGCGTGCCGGTGTCAGCGAGTTTTATAACGCTGCAATCGATGAGGGTGCCCCTCTTACAGACCTGTCAATTGACCAAGGTCCGAACGGCTTCCGCATCTTAAGTGGCTCCGAGAACGTCATTGCTGACGGCATTAACAGCGAACGTGACGCGAACGTATTGCTTGAGGGCTTGCGTAGGGCTCACGACGAAAACAATTACGAGAAGTATCGTAATATGTTGAGCTATTACGACACGAAGCGTCGTAAGATTGAAACCGAAGCTCTGGCTAAGGCTGCAAGAGAAACAAAGACCCCATTTCAGTCTGTCACGATGGAAAACCTTCGTGAACTCGCAGGCGAGGAAGATAAGCATCTTCTCCCTATGATTCAGCTACGCCGTCAGCGTACTGGTCAGGACATGAATGCTGACATAACCATCCCTGAACTGCGTGAAATGGGTGTTAGCAAGGTTCTCATGGATGAGATTATCCGTGAGCAGAAGCCCTATTCTATGGGTACTGGGAAGGTTAAACCCGGACTTGTGGAAGAGGAACTTGGACCTCGGCCATCTGCTCCTTCTCTGACAGCACGCACAGAGAAAGAGCTTGAAAAGGCTAAGGCAAAGGGCCGCGTTCTTAATACCGGTAACTTCCCTGAAGTTGAGACTGAGTTCTCTAGGGCTGGCAAACAAAAAGAAGGCAAGCCTGCTATCGCAGAAAAGCCCAAGATGCCTGTTTATCCAAAATTTGAAGACGTACAAAAGGCTCGTTCTCTTGTAGAAGACCGTCTTTCAAAGCTTGAAAAGCGTGGCGATCAAGGCGTTGCGATTGCGAAGGGTGTTCGTGAAGCAATGGCTTCAAACGAATTTGACCCCAGCCAGCTTTCTCATGCCTTTGCTTTGGCTGACATTTCTGCAAGCCTCCTTGGTGACACCAAGGGCGTTCATGACATAAGTTTTGTTAACAAGATTGTAAGTCGTGAGGGGTATGAAGCGGTAGGTTCCAGAACAAAACCTCGTGAGAATATAAACGGTCTCATTCAACTTTCACTTGATCCAAAGGTCCTCACCCTTGGTCGTTCGACGGCGGCCCATGAAGCTTTTCACGTCTTGCAGGATTTGTTTGCAGAGAATGACAGGGCGGGTGCTGCTGTTATTAAAAACGCCTTTAAGGGTGCAAAGACGTTTGATGATATAGACTCAAATCTTCTTCGCAGTTTGAAGAACACAAGAGATCCCGATTCTAATCAAAGTGTCTACGACAGGCTTAAAAAGGAAGTCGGCCAGGATGTTCTTGATAGCTATGATCAGGACCAACGTGAACGTGAAATGCAGGCTTATGTCTTTGGCGCTCTTGACAATTCTATTCGTCGCGGTGCTATAAAGCCTGCAAGCCTCGGTGCAGCGTTTACACGATTCTTAAACTACTTCCGCAACTTCGTGACACGCGCAGGCAACTACCTGCGTGGTCAAGGTTTCCAAACTGCTGAAGATGTCATGCGTGAAACAAGCGCAGGTACACGTCAGGCAGGCGTGTCACAGGCTGCTGCTCGTGTCACAGAAGATAAGTCTGCCCCGGAACAGGAATATTCTTCTACTAGACTCCGCCGTGGAACGAAGACGCTTGAAAAGTATGGAATTAAACGCGGCGAAAAAAAGGTTAAACCACGCCGTCTTATCGAAGTTGGGGACGAAAGTCCCGAAGTTGAAGAGGAGTTCTCTCGTGCCGCAGCACAAACTGGCGAAAACGTAGAGGAGTTCAAGAAGTGGTGGGGTAATAGCAAGTCTGGAGTCGTCTATGACGGCTCGGTACTTGAGGGCCGTGAACAAGCTGTTCCGGCACGTTGGTTCCACACGACAAAAGAACAGTTTACCAAGTTTGATAAAGCAAGAGCTGGAAGCTTTGAGGACAAAAAAGGCCCGTTTTTCTTTACTCGAAGCCTTGGTTTCTTAAATCGGTTCAATCTCGAAGTAATAAATAATCAGGGTGACATAGGATATCCAGACGGCCAGCGCAGCATACCCGTCTTCCTGAGCGTTCAAAATCCTTTTGATTTTGAAAACAAAGCACAGGTTAAAGAAGTTCTGAAAGCAATGGGTCCCGCTGGGAAGAGCGCGTATTTCAAAGAAGGTCTTAAGACTGGGGATTGGGATATTATTGAACTGAGAGAAATTCAAAAAGCCTTTCGCAATCTTGGATATGACGGCTTTTTTATAAAAGAGTTTGGAGCAAAGAATCTTGCAGTCTTCGATCCCAAGCAAATCAAAAGCGTCTTCAACGAGTTTGCCCCCGGAACGGCATCCTCGGAAGAGTTCTCTCGTGCCATTGCATCCACAGGTCAACAGCGTGAGGCTGAAGTAAACTCAAATCGCTTTGGTAATTTATTTGATGGAATCCGTGAGTTCTTCAAGCCGTTTGCCCTTGTCAAAAACGTCGAAGAACTCTTTGAACTTCGTAACGTATCGATGGGTACGATTACAAAGTCAGAACAGTTTGCACGTAAGATGTCGAAGATTATCGGCGGCGCTTCGCAAGCAGACAGAGATGCTGTCTATAAATACATGACAACTCGTAACGCTGACGCAAGCATGATCAGCAACGAAAAAGTTCGTAATGCAGCCATGCAGTCGAAGAAAGAAATCAATATCCTCGCTAATAAGATGATCGAACAAGGTCAGCTTACAAAAGAAAGCTTTGACAAATACTACGATCAATATCTGCCTCGCCTTTATCTCTATTATGAACTCACTGGCCGTGGCATGAAGACGCCTATGGGCGGCAAGAGCGTTCAGGAGTATCTGAAAGCCCGTAATGACGAGTTGTCAGAAGAGGATCGTGCAATTCTTGGCGAGATCAAGGACCCTGCATTTTTGGTGTACGTTGCACTGTCACGCCCTGCTCGTGACTTGGCGATGATTAAGTACCTGAATAACATCTACGCTGTTGGCGAAGAAAACGGTTGGATCGCTCCACAGACAACCGTTGAATGGCGTGGCAACAAAATGACGCCGTATGACCTTAACCATCGCGCTGAGGAAATGCGTAAATTTGTTCTTCCTGAACTTCGCGAGCAAGACCCAAGTCAAGCCGACATAATGGAAAAAGAAATTTTCAGTATGAAGGAAATTGCCGACGAAGGCATTGAGTCAATTAATTCTAATATTAAAACAAGTGAGCTTGAGGGTTTTAAGCAGATGCCGGCGCATGAGCGGTATGGACCACTTGCTGGTGCAGTTGTTAAAAAAGCAATTTATGACGATCTTGTTGGTACGTTTATCCCAATTGGAAAAGAAAATCAATCAATGGTTGAACGTCTCTTTGGAGACGAAAACTCGGCTCTTGTTAAAGGAACGCAACTTTGGAAGCTGGGTAAGACAACACTCAACCCCCCAACTCAGATAACAAACGCTATCTCAAACGCGATTGCCCTTAATCTATTTGGTGGCGTTCCTCTTCATCAGTTTCCTCGGTTATTTAGAGTCGCCTTAGAAGGTATATTAAAGAACAGTGATCAGTGGAATGATGCTCAGGATTTTGGCTTGACAGGCGCAACTAGTGCTGCTGCCGAGCTTAGGGCAGCTTTGACACGTTTGAAAGCATATCAATTTAGGTCTGGCAAAGATACGTCTTTGATTGGCATGTTTGCGTCCGTTCGTTCAATCATGAGCGCGGTTGCTGAAGGCGCAACAGATGCCTACCAGTTTTCTGAAACCCTGTTTAAGTTTATGCACTACGTTTATGAGCTTGAGAAGGCTGGTCCAAACCCAACAGAACGTCAAAAGTCTAACGCCGTAAACGCGGCGCATGACACGCTCTTTGATTATAGTTTGGTAAACCCAAATATTCGATATGCCCGTAACTCACCTATCGGTGTTCCGTTTATCACCTATTACTATAAGGTTTTGCCCAAGCTTGTTGAGACAATGGTTAAAACGCCATGGCGTTTTATACCTTATATTGCAATGGCTTATGCAATTCCTATGGCTACAATGGCGACGTTTGATATTGACGAAGACGAAGTTGAGAAGCTTCGTAAGTCTATGGCTGACTACATTCGTGACAGTGGATCTTTGTATTTTCTTCCAATTCGTGACAGTAAAGGAAATATTGAGTACATTGACGTCAGTCGTTTCTTCCCGTTCTCAAGCGTTGTTGACCCGTTCGTCACTGCATTTAAGTATGGTGAATACAAAAAGGGTGCAAAAGAACTGATTCAGCCTATTCTTCCAAGCGGTCCTTTGATCACAACAATTGCGGCTCTGACCACAAGCACAGATCCTTTTACCCAAAAAAAGATCTACAACGAGTTTGACACGCCAAAAGCGAAAGCCTTGTCGATGCTGTCATACGTGTGGAATCAAGCCATGCCGCCTGCAATTAACATTGATCTTAACAATATGGATCACAGCGGTGGTGCATTGCCGCGAATCTACAACGCTTTGTTTGTTGACGGTACGGGTGTGGACAAGCGCGGTCTTCCCAAGCCTGAAATGGTGGAGTCAATGCTTCGTTTGTTTGGTGCAAACGTGACACCGCTTGACGCACAAAAGTCAGCCGCCTTAAGCATGCTTTACATGCAAAACCAGATCACACGGACAAAAGCTTTGCAGACACAGGTCTCACGCGATCAAAGCCTCACACCGGAAGCTCGTCGTAAAAAAATTAAAGAGCTTTCTGAAGAGATTAAAAATGATACAGACAAACTCATTGAGTACGCAAAATCTGTTGCTGGTGTCAGTGCTGTTGCTGAAAAGATTCGAAAAGCCCCATGAAGGACAACTTTAAAACTTGTTTAGCTCTTGTTCTTCAACACGAAGGGGGCTTTGTAAACCACCCCTCTGATCCGGGTGGAGCTACTAACAAAGGCGTCACCAAGAAGGTTTGGGAAGAGTGGATCGGTCACTCTGTTACAATTGATGACATGAAGGCCTTGGGGGTGGAAGATGTCGAGCCGCTCTACAAAAAAAGATACTGGGACCGTATCCGTGGAGATGGTCTATTGGCAGGTGTTGACTACGTCTGCTTTGATATTGCTGTTAATAGCGGTGTTGTTCGTTCCGCTAAGTTTCTTCAGGCAACTCTTGGAGTTCCTATTGATGGTATTATTGGCCCTGCAACACTAGCAGCAGCCGAAGCATATAATCCTCGTAAACTTGTGACGGACATCTGTGACAGACGACTAGCCTTCCTCCAAACCCTTCCGACATGGGGGGTGTTTGGAAAGGGCTGGGGTCGTCGCGTCAAGGACGTTGAGGAAAAAGCTTTTGAAATGGCTACATAAGCCACTCTTTATACTCCTCACGCATGACAAGCGTGGCTATGTCAATTTTCTCACGAAGAGCCTTGAGGATCTTCTCCTCAATCGTGTTCTCCGTGACAAGGTCAATATAAGTAACCGAGTTCTTTTGGCCGATGCGATGCGCTCGGTCCTCGGACTGAAGTCTGACTTCTAAGTCATAGACATTGTTGTAATATATAACAGTTTTAGCCTCAGTCAGGGTCAAACCGTATCCGCCGGTGCGTGGTTGACCTACAAAGAAGCGGAGCTTGGAACTCGGATCTTGAAACTTTTCAACAATGTTCTGGCGTTCTTCCGCCGGAGTTTCGCCATAATACATTGCCGCTGACCCCTTGCCATATTCTTCGTTAAGGGCCGCCGCAATCCGCTTGATATCTTCAGTGAAGACAGCCCAGATAATTACCTTACCGTCCACCTCATCAATTGTTGCAGAAAGTTCTGCTAGCTTGTTGGTTGGCAGCGATGTCATGACACCTTCGTCGTCGTTGACATGCCCGGAGCAGATCTGTTGCAGGCGGAGGATCTGTGTCAGAACATTGGTTGCTGTCACGGTGGATAGATCCCCGGCATCGTTGACCAACTTAGCCAAGGCAAGACGTTTCATATAACCATAAGTCGCCGCCTGCTCGTCGGTCATTTCCACGACGCGCTTGATGTAGACCTTTTCAGGAAGATCAAGGCAGTCTTTTTTCAAAACGCGATAAGTGAACTGCTCCAGTTTATCCGAGAGTTCTTCAAGGTGCTGATAACCGACCACTTGATTAAAGCTGTGACTCCCAACACTTCTGCGAACAGTCTTGGCATATCGCCCCTGAAAAGCGTAGAATGAAGAATAGCCGATCAGCTTAGGATCAAGAAAAGCGCATTGGCTGAAAAGGTCCATGGGGGACTTAGTGATTGGAGAGCCCGTCATAATCCTACGATACTTTGACTTTTCCCCAACTTTTGTAACGCTCTTTGTTCTCTGGGCGGAGCGGTTCTTAATTGTGGTGCTTTCGTCAACCGCCATAAGTGATTGATGTGTCTCGCAAAATCTCATTGCAAACGCTGTTCCACGAGCAGATGAGAATGCTTCAACATTCATTACAAGTATCTTCAGACGTCCATCTTTTTCCAAGGACGTCTGTAATTTCTTTTTTTGTTCAATGGTTTGCTTTGAATCCCAGGCAGTGATATCACATTGTTCAAGTATGCGGTCAGGCATGTGACGAAGGATTTCGGACCTTTGCCAGTTCTTATAAACCCCTTTGGGGGCGACAATAAGAGCGGCCTCGATCTCTCCACGTTCAAATAGTATTCCTATGTTATCTATAAGCATCTTGGATTTACCAGTTCCCATTTCGCAGAAAAGGGCAAAAACGTCTTTATTCCAAGACATTTGGAGACCTTTCTTTTGGTGCTCGTAGGGAGGTAATTTAAATTCGTATTTGGTCACAAATGGAATCATTTTAATTCAACTTTCTCTGTTTACGGTCCACTTGACAGGACTGGTTGATGGACTATGTTATGCACTCGAAAGGAAGAAAGCAAGAATGACAGTTTACATTACTCACGAAATGCGCGGGCGAAATATTTCCAATGCCTTAGAATATGGGGTGTTAAAAGTTATTTTGCCGGCTGAAATGCAAGTCATTGAAAATCCAATACAAAAAAAGATCATCATTGAGATGATCGAGGAGATTCTTAAAGACTTCAATGACGACGACTACCTACTCCTTTCGGGCGATCCCGCTTGTATTGGTATTTGTTTCGGGGTTGCCGCCTTGAATAATAACGGTAAGGTAAAACTTTTAAAGTGGGATAGGCACGAAGAAGCTTATCTGCCTTTAGATATTAAATTAGAAATAGGATCAGAAAGTGATGACTGATAGTTTTGAAGACTTTGCGTCAGAATTGACGGATATTAAAGAAGAAGGGTTGGCAAGAATTGCCTCTCTTGTTCGGCAACAACTTGCCTTTGAAGCACGAGTTAGTTTCCTTGAACAGGAACTAGCAGATGCAAAAAAGAACTTAAAGGAAGTTGCTGAAAATCAACTTCCATCGGCTATGGCAGAATATGGCATGGCTAAAGTAAAAATGGATGACGGCAGTGAGATTGCCGTTTCCAAATTCTATTCAGCGTCCATTCCAAAAGCGCGACAAGAAGAGGCTTTTGATTGGCTTCGTGACAACGGTCACGAGTCACTTATTAAGAATCAAGTCGCGGTAAGCTTTGGGCGTTCTGAAGACACGGTAGCACAATTGCTTATGGATAGACTACAGGCTGAAGGGTTTGAAACTCAACAGAAAGTATGGGTCGAACCCATGACGTTGAAAGCTTTCGTAAAGGAACAAGTCGAAGGGGGAGCACCGATACCCTCTGATTTGTTTGGTGTCTACATCGGTGAACAAGCCAAGATCAAAAGGAAGTGACCAATGGCAAAATCAAACGTGGTTCCCGTCACCACCAAAAAAACGGAACTTGCCACTGCCTCAGATATTTCAGGATTTGAGGCGTTCGCTAACGAGGGTCTGGAAAGTGTGTCCGCACAGGACTTAGCTATTCCTTATCTGCGTATCCTCGCACAGTTGTCACCACAGGTGAACAAGCGTGATGGGGCATACGTTCAAGGTGCAGAAGCAGGGATGATCTACAACACGGTAGAGAACGTCGTCTATGACGGCGAAGAAGGCGTGTCAGTAATTCCTTGTTACTATCGTCGCGTTCTTGTTGAGTGGAGGCCACGCGAACAAGGGGGTGGTTATGTCGGCACGTATAATGCCGAAGACCCGATTGGTAAAAAGACGTTCAAGGACGCAAAGGGAAAGGATGTTCTTCCCAACGGAAACATTCTTGAAAATACCGCTGAGTTCTACGTCCTCATGGTTGACGTTGAAGGCAATATCAAGCGTTGCTTGATTACAATGACTTCTACTCAATTGAAGAAAGCACGTAAGTGGTTGACACAGATCCAAACCACAATGGGCAAGGGCAAAGATGGACGTATGTTTATCATGCCGATGATGTCTCATATCTACAAGCTTTCTACTGTTGAAGAACGCAATGATAAGGGTTCGTGGTTTGGTTGGGAAGTCGCTCGTGAGCGTGTTCTAAGTTTAGTTGACGAAAACGACTCTTCTCTTTTTGAAATGGCTGTAGCCTTCTCCAAGTCCGTCAGAGCGGGTGAGGTCAAGGTCAAACAGGAAAGCGAAGATGCCGCTTCTTCTGGTGGAAATGGTCAGACGATTGATGCTGATAACATTCCTTTTTAACAACTAGAATATTGATGGCAACTTGTAAGAGATCCTTACAGGTTGCCATTTTTGTTGTTGGGGGATCAAATGTTATTAGCAGAAAGACTACACAATATTTTTTTTGGAAACGCTCGTGCTCACGGGGTTTTCAATGTTACAAAGGATCGTGAAAAGGGTGGCAAGAAACAAGGGTATGCCAGAGTTATTCAGGAGCCGACAACTATTAGTCATTGGGAAAAGCATCTGGCGGGTGATACAGGCCTTGGGGTCATTCCTATCAAGGATAATAACCATTGTCACTGGGGTGCGATAGACGTCGATAACTATACAATCGACCATCGTGTCCTGATTGAGAAATTAAAGAAGCATAACTTTCCAGCGATTGTTTGTAGATCGAAGTCCGGAGGCGCACATGTTTATTTCTTTTTCAAAGAAGAGATAGCGGCGGAAGACTTACAACCAAAACTAGGGGAGATATCCTCGGTCCTTGGATATTCAGGATCGGAAATCTTTCCGAAGCAAACACAGATTCTTGTTGATCGTGGTGACACGGGCAACTTCATCAACATGCCTTACTTTGGCGGGGAGAATACCGTTCGATACGCATTCGGCATGACAGGAGATTCTCTGACTCTTGAGGAATTTATTGGGTTTGCAGAGAACAGCCAACTTTCTGTTGAAGAGTTCATGGCTCTTCCCACAAAACACAAAAAGAGCGAGGAGTTGCTTCCTCACGGCCCACCATGTCTCCAACACCTCTGTGCTCAGGGTTTTGGTGAAGGTGGGCGGAACAATGCCTTGTTTAGTCTGGGCGTCTACGCGCGTATGGCTCACAAGGAAGATTGGGAGAATGTTGTTCAAAACTACAACACCAAATACATGAAGCCACCTCTGTCAGCAAACGAGGTCGCCGCCATTGTCAAGCAACTCCAAAAGAAAGACTACTTCTACAAGTGTGACGATCAGCCAATATCAAGCTTTTGCAATAAAGATATCTGCATGACACGGAAGTTTGGTGTCGGTCCGGGTAGTCGCAACAACGATCTAGGTTCCCTAACAAAGGTCAATGGTGATCCGCCAATCTGGCTTCTCAATGTTGACGGTCAGCGCGTGGAACTTAGCACGGATGCTCTCGTGTCGCAGACCATCTTTCAGAAAGAATGTGTGGCGCAAATCAATATGTTTCCTCTGACCCTCGCATCACGGGCTTGGCAGATTAGAATGCAGACGCTTCTTGAGAATCTTACGATTGTTGAAACAGCTCCTGACACAACCATTAAAGGTAGCTTTGAAGACTTGATGGCGTCGTTCTGCTGTGACCGTGCGCGTGGCTTTGAGAAGGAAGAAATTATTCAAGGTATCGCCGTGTGGACGGAAGACAAGATTTTCTTTCAAATCAAAGATTTGTTGAAGCACCTGACAGTCAACAACTTTACACATTATTCGATCAACAAGGTCGGGTTACGCTTGCGTGAACTGGGTGGTGAACGTGTTTACTGGAAGATTGCCGGTAAGGGTATGCACGTATGGTTCTTCCCGCAATCATATTTCGGAACGGACGAGAGCCGCGAGATTGAACTACCTCCTGTCACGACGCAAGAAGCGGATGTAATGTAATGAACATTATCCTTGGTCCGCCCGGAACGGGAAAAACAACAAGGCTGTTAAACTTAGTCGAGCAATGCTTTGAGAGAGGTATTGCTCCTGACAAAATTGGATACTTTTCTTTTACAAGAAAAGCTGCCCAAGAGGCTATCATGCGTGCAATCATCCGATTTGGCATGTCAGAAAAGGAGTTACCATATTTTAGAACGCTTCACAGTCTTGCCTTTCAAATGTTGGGTGTCGGCAAAAATGGACTCATGACAAACAATCACTATCAAGAGTTAGCAGATTGGTTAAAGTTGCCCGGCTTCGTTGAAGTTACTGTCATGACAGATGGACCCTTTGTTGATTTTGGTTTTGGTGACAAGTTTCTTCATATTATCAACATGGCGCGAATCACTCAGCAACCTCTCCGTCATCTCTACAACGAATCGACCGTGACAGAGAGAACTGACTGGAGCCGCATAGACTATGTTGATCGGGGATTGAAGCAATACAAGAAGAATAAAGTATTGTTTGATTACACCGACCTAATCGAACTCTTTATCGAACGTCGCCTCGCTCCAAAGCTTGAAGTCCTATTTGTCGATGAGGCACAGGACTTGTCGTCTTTACAGTGGCGCATGGTCGAGCAGTTGGTTGAGAACTCCAAGGAAGTATTTATTGCCGGAGACGATGATCAAGCCATCTATCGATGGGCTGGCGCCGACGTCAATCAATTTATTAACCTCGAAGGCAGGGTCGAGGTCCTTGGTCAGAGTTACAGAATCCCTGCTTCGCACCACGCCATCTCTCAGCGTGTCATCCAGAAGGTCGCTAATCGTCGTCCCAAAATATTTCTTCCAAGGAATGACGAGGGTCTTGTCTTCTGGCATCGTCACTCTGAGGAGGTAGATTTGTCACAGGGCAAGTGGCTTCTCATGGCACGGACAAAGAAAGGTGCAAATCAGATTGAGGAAGAGGTCCGCCAGAGAGGATATCTATATAATTACGAGAACGGCAGGACAATCAAGACAGATGTCATAAAGGCTGTGTCACAGTGGGAAAAGCTTCGCCTGGGGGAGGTCGTTACTGCCGGGGATGTCAGGAATATCTATCGACACATGGTCATCGATGTTGACGTGTCACGAGGCCATAAAACGCTACCGAATGTCGAAGATCATAGGCTCTTGAACATGGGAACTTTGATCTTGGAACACGGACTTCTTCATGAAAAGCCTTGGACAGAGACGTTTGCAAAGATTTCAGAAGATGATCGACGCTATCTCAAATCATGTCTCCGCAACGGGACTTTTGAAGATAGCTCAAGGATAACAATCTCAACAATTCATGGTGCAAAAGGCAGTGAATCTGATAATATCATGTTATTGACAGACAGTGTCAGAAAGACCCAGGGTCTTTGGAAGAAACAGAACTATGAGGAAGAAGATGAGCATCGAGTTTTTTATGTTGGTCTTACTCGTTCTAAGCATAGCTTACACCTTATTCACCCGATGATGTCCAAGGGTTTTAGCATTTCATAGGCCATATAATGTACGCCCAAAACGTGAAAGTAGAGTGTGACTGCAAGCAGACGTCGTATGTCACGACAGGTTTTGTCGTTTCTTCGAAATGGCCTCGTTGCCAATGCGGTCGATTAATGAAGGTAGAGAAACATGCAATTTCCGCTCTTGAAGACGGAATCAGAATGGTCCGCCCCAGAAAGCCTACCAGATCTGTCAGGTGATCTGGAGATCGCCGTTGATTTGGAAACTTACGACCCTGACCTAAAAACTAAAGGTTCTGGGTGGCCCACAAAGAACGGTCATATCATTGGCGTTGCTATAGCCACAGAAAACGGATCTTGGTATTTTCCCATCCGTCACGAGACAGGTGGCAATCTTGACCCCAAACGTGTCATGCGCTGGGTAAGTGACGTATGCTCTGACCCACGCAAGACATATGTTTTTCACAACGCAATGTATGACGTCGGATGGCTACAAGCGGAGGGAGTAAATATTGCTGGCAAAACCGTTGACACAATGATTGTCGCAACACTACTTGACGAGAACCGCTTCAGTTACTCTTTGAACAATATTGGTCGTGACTATCTTCAGCAAAAGAAGGATGAGAAGCTTCTCAAGGATGCGGCGAACGAGTGGGGCGTTGATGCAAAGGCTGAGATGTATAAGCTCCCCCCGCAATATGTTGGGCCATACGCAGAACAAGATGCGGCGCTTACACTTCGTCTTTGGAAACTTTTTAAGGGTCTAATCGTCAAAGAAGAAATCCAAGACGTGTTTGACTTGGAGATTCGAGTTCTTGGCTCAATTATCAAGATGCGGACGCGGGGGGTTCGAGTAGATTGTGACCGCGCCGATCAAATCAGCAAGAAGCTTGAGCAAGAAGAACGTGTACTTATCAAAAAGATTAAGGATCAGTCCGGTGTCAGCGTTGACATTTGGTCGGCGGCCTCAGTTGCAAAAGCATTCTCGTCTATAGGTCTTGGATACCCCGTAACAGGGGGGACGGGTGCGCCAAGTTTTACCAAACAATTTTTGGCGGCCCATGAGCATGAAATCCCAAAGCTGATTGTTAGGGCGCGGGAACTCAACAAAGCTCGCACAACATTCTTAGAAGCAATTATGAAGCATCAGCACAATGGTCGCATCCATGCTGATATTCATCAACTTCGAAGTGATGAGGGTGGTACGATTACGGGACGTTTTAGTTACTCAAGTCCAAACCTTCAACAGATCCCTTCACGCGACGAGGTCATTGGACCTATGATCAGAAGCCTGTTCCTTTCGGAAGAAGGCTGTCAGTGGGGCGCATTTGACTACTCGTCTCAAGAACCTCGGATCGTGGTCCACTATGCTTCTATATTGAAATTTAAGGGGGCGTCTGAGTTTGTTACTCAATATAATAAAGACCCTAGATCTGACTTTCACCAGATCGCCGCTGACATCGTAGGTGTGCCACGCAAGCAGGCAAAAACAATCAATTTAGGTTTGTTCTATGGAATGGGTGTCACGAAGCTCTCAAACCAGCTTGGATTGTCCCTTGAAGATGGAAAGAAACTTTTTGCTAGATATCACGAAGAAGTCCCGTTTGTTAAACAACTTAGCGAATACGCCAATGACGCGGCATCAAAACGTGGATCAATTAGAACTCTTTTGGGTCGTAAGTGCAGGTATGACAAATGGGAGCCAGTAAGCTTTGGACTTCACAAACCTCTAACACACAAGGAGGCATTCACAGAATACGGACCAAATATTCGTAGAGCGTTCACCTACAAAGCTTTAAATAGCTTGATTCAAGGATCTGCCGCAGATCAAACAAAGAAGGCGCTCGTTGACCTCACAGATGAGGGCATTCTTCCAATGATTCAAATTCACGATGAATTAGCATTAAGCATTCCTGACAAGATCACGGCGCGTAAGGCAAAAGAAATAATGGAAAATTGCGTAAAACTTAATATTCCTTCAGTCGTTGACGCGGAACTTGGACCCTCATGGGGAGAAGCAACAAACAAGATGGAATAAAAAAGTCCCCGCCGCAGCGGGGACAGTGGACCGTCTGGGAGGAAGATTAGACGGTTAAGCAAACATCTCTAAAACTTGAGGGGCGGACATAAAACGAACTTTTTTCTTCAGTTCATCAATGCTGACCGTCGCCTCTGTCGAATTTCCTTCTTCGTCCGCTGGTCCAAAAACAAGCCCACGCCCCGCAAGTGGGCTGGGTATTCCTTCGATATAAAAAAATTGTTGAGACCCTTTTAATAGTCCTTCGTCATCAACATACACATCTCCTAAATCAGTATACACAACATCGAATAAGTTACAACCAAGGTGGGTGTAAATTGATTTGTAATTACCGTCATAATCTATTTCAGTGAATGATCTTTCTACTGGATCAATAAGTACTGTTCTCATCTCACTTCTCCTTTCTTCATTCAGTGATGGGTTTAATATATGCCGACAATTAAAATTGTCAAGGTGTTTCTCCGTTCTCATGATAACTTCTTGATTTCGCTTGTCAAAGGAAGCAAGATGACCCGCTATGATCCAAGCTATAATTTATTTTTAAACATCTCACTAAGGGCCTTCGTATGAAGTCCAATACCAAGCTTGACACTCATGCAAATCAAAGCATCGTTGTCACGCAATATACCAAAAACCGCCGCCCCGATTGAGGGTCTGACAATGCCAAATATTGCATCGCCGCTGTAATCTGTCCTTGGATCTTGTTCATTTACAAAATTAAGATAAGCCCTTGCATTACCGCCCGTCAGGGTAAAAATCTCAGCACCCTGTTCAGATTGCGATATTTTAATGGCCTCCTCAATCATTGGCTTGGCTGGTTTACACGTAAGCGTGTCATTGCTTCCCGCATACGCCAGACCATAAGCCATTGATATTGCTAAAGAAATCAAAAACCTCATGACACCCTCCACTATAGCGATGATCAAGTATGATCCTGCTTGTGGAAAACGCCAAGTTATTTTTTACGTGGACGACCAACCTTTTTCTTAGCAGGGGATTTTGTACTGACCTCTGTTTTGTCGGGAAAGAAGTGCATCCGCATCATGTCACGTTCTTTTATTAACTCTTCCACCTGAGTTTTAAGCTTTAGCATCTTTTCGTAATTTTTATCATCCTGTTTCCACCGAATAGTGTCCAAGTGATCAAAATAAATTTCCACTAATTTAACAACGCCCCAAATGCCGCCCAGAATCCAAGCGACGCCTTGAAGAGACTCAAGAGTAAATATACCCATCATTTCCCATTCTCCTCGTTCCATTCACTAAACAACATGTCCAATTCAGCTTCTTGCTTTTTGCAGGGACATTCTTCTGCTTTTAACGCCTCGTTTTCGGCGGCTAAAACTGATACAAGTTCAACAAGGCCTTCAATACATCGAGCCGCTTCTGCACGTTCATAGTTTGATTGTTCGCCTTCTTTAAGGTGGTGGATTTTTAAACGTGCTACAAGAGCCTCAACTGTTTGTGGTCTCTTAACCATTTTTCTCACTTAACCGTGCAATTTCTTTTTGTAAATGAACGCACATATTGAGAGCGTTATCGCGTTGACGCTCTGCTTCCACCAGCCTCTTACGAAGATCAATAACATGATCCAATGTTACCGTGTCAGCATGACGATCCTCTGGTGCATACGGCCCTAGCCATCGTATTTCCGTCAGCAGTCTCTTGCTCCTAAATCCTGTCATGACACAATCTCTACAGGTGATTGCGTTTCAATCCACACACGAGCCCCACACGATAATGGTTTGTCGGGTGAGTAAACAACTTTTGAATCACCCTTAATGACAACCTCATGTGCATAAGTGTTTGATTTATAAGTCTTTACTGTCAGGACGGGATTGTTATTACCAGTCTTTGCATTGTCCTTTACAACATGTTGATTAACATGAATAATTGTTTTCATCTCAATACAATCTTCCTTGATGAGCATCGTCGTGTGCCGACAACAAAGATCTCAACGCACTAACAGAGTTGCTGTTTTTTAATTCGCCTATGTGTTTTACTTTTTGTAGCTTGCTTATTGCATTAGAAACTAGCTGACGTACTCTTTCTGTGCTTACGTTATATATCTTCCCAATGTCCACACAATTTTGTGGTTCATTACCAAACAAACCGTAGTTCCTGACAAGGACGTCTTTTTGTCTGGGAGTAAGAAGCTTATCAAGTACTTTTTCAAGAACATCATTTGTTTCATCCGCAAGAACCTTAAACTCTTGCGATGCATTAAGATGTCTTTCGGATAAGTAACCAAGTTCTTCTAAATCAGCGGTCAGTGTAAACTTATTTTTTTCTATTGGATTATTGATCTGTTCATCAGAAAAAAGATCGTTTGGAGTGCAGTCCAAAAGGTCGCATATTTCTAAAACAATCTTTTTCCATTTTCCGTTTTTATCTACGGGTGGTCTTCTCATGTTAGAGAGGTCATAAAACTTTTCTGCGGAGATTCCCAGTCTATGACAAATAGCCTTGCCTGTTTTATATTCAGACGCTTCGACGATTGATAACAGTCGATTGTTTTTTATCTTAAAATCAACTCTATAGTCTTTCATTTCTGCCTCAATAATTTCTTTACGAACGCTCTCAGTAGTTCGTGATGTCGGCCCTCATGCCAATTATTACTGATATATTTGTAGTCGTCAAACCATTTCTTTTCTGACTCTGGGTGACAGCCAATCAAACCCACCCGGCCTTGAATCACGGCCATCGGATCTTGGTTATTATACCGTGACACGATCTGACAGCGACCATTTCCTTCGAACGTGCAACCATCATAAAAGAACATCACTTCCTTCTTGCCTTGCCATTCGATCCCGGTGGCGGTGGCGTAAGATCTCCTGACAGAGGCTCCTTGACGCTTAATAAATTGCACCGGCTCAAGCCCATCAAGCAAGTCAAAGTAATTTCTTCCAGCCCAGTAAGCACCCATGCAAATGCCGAGGTATTTCCCCCCTCGTGACACAAAATCAGCAATCGTGTTTCCTTCTCTTCGTTTGAAGAAATTGTAATATCGATCCGCATCCCCGATACCACCGCCAAACGCCACGATGTCAACGTCGTCAAACTTGCCTTCGTTAAGTTCTCTTTCATCAAATACTTTAATCTTAAAGTCCGGTGACAGGGCCGCTATCATGCCATCAGCACAGTCCTGAGAACACTCCGGATTATGAATGAAGATGGCAATCGTCGGCTTCATTTAACGCTAACACCCCTAAGCTTTTTCAATCTCTTTATTGCATCATCGTGGTAAGTTCTGCCAATGTGCATAATTGATAATATCTTTTCTACACTCCTTCTGCGGTCTTTATACTCAGACAAATTCGATCCAGAGCATTCATATTCAATTTCTTTCATGACATCGATTGTTTTATGGACAGATGACACAATACAGTCTTGTTCCCACTCTTCGGTTGTCGAAGCTTCTGTCAGATTATCTGCTTTTTTTTCAAGAAATGTATTTATTATTTCCTTTCCTTTCTTATCAATACTACGTTTTCTAAACCCAAAATTTAGGATATATTCATCAACAAGACCTGTCAGGGTTAGAGCCGCTTCCATGTAAACAATTTGTTGTTTTTCCATTTTTTCAATCCTTTTTTATAAAAGCCAAAGACATGCAATGTTACTAATCGTGGCACAGAAAAAGATAACAGCCCACGGATAGTTTTTTTCGACAATAAAAGACAACGCCACACAGAAATCAAACACCGCCATAGCTATGAGTAATTTATATCCCACTCTTCACCTTATTAAATCTCATGTTCCGCTCACGTCGTTCCCAACACATCTTGTCAGCCTTTGCGTTTTCATACCCCTCTGCCCAGTACCCATACTTTGGATGATTCGTGTCATAGGGGTTAAAGTCCAAAGGCTCCCCCGCGCAGAATGCAACCATTGCATCGCCGCGTGTGGTGTTGGGATGATTCACGAGGTCTGTCCATTCTTTATGTGTTAGATTATTAAGTGAAACTGTCATCTTTTTTCTCCATAAATTTTAGTTTCGGTAGTGTCACGGGCGGCTTATCGCCCGTGAGTGTTCCTTTAATCTTGGTAACACGTATCGCCTCACGCACCCTCTTCTGTTGATCCAATGTCAAAATAGGTTTCTTTTTTTTCATCGATCTTCTTCCAATAATAGTCACAAAGAGTAATGTCAGTGGATGGAACGCGCCAGTAAGGTTCTTCGATAAACCACTCCTCATGACCATCAATCTCCCACCCACTGAGCGGAGAACGATAACAATGCGATGACATGGGGCATGTTTCACCCCTACATAATAAAAAACCCCTGTCCCCCATCCTCTGACCTTTCTTTACGAAGCCTTATCGACGTGAGGAAGTTGTATGGATTGAGTTCCCATAGCCCTCCTCAAGTCAAAAGTCACATTTGTCGGGCTAGATCCGTACTTGGAACCAAGTTCAGCGTAACCTCCAATATCCTCCCAGTGGTCACGCAAGCCACTGTCACCTGACACGATACGTGCCATTTTGACAGCCATCATTTCAAGAGCCTCCTTGTGGGCGTCAGAAAGCTTTTCCCAGTTTGGGCCGCCCTTCAAAACCTCCTTGATGGATTGAGAAATACGGGACACATTACCATAGTCCCCATGTTGCTTCTGCTTATCTGCCAAAAGCTTTCCAATATCAGTCATTGTTTTTCTCCTTTTCAAGTTTCTCTTCGTGCATTCTTACGCCGTGGATAATCGACGTATGGTCCATCCCGAAAAACATAGCGATCTGCGGGAAAGATACTTTAAGTTCCTTACGCATCCTATAAAACGCTTCAAACCTTGCCTTACTCAAGGCCTTTCTCCTGAGGCGGGCTTTTAATTGTAAAGCCTTAAAACCGTGTTTTTCTGCAACCTCGTCTAGAATATCTGACATTGTCACTTTCTTGGCTCTACCGGAATGAGTTAAACCGTTAACACTTCTTTGATACTGCTCCAGTAATTCTACCTTGATGCGGACTGATGGAAGTATCTGCTTCTTTTTGTCAGGAATGTCAGGAATAGGATCTTTGACCTCGGAACTTGGGACATGAACTTTTTTATGTAGGTTTTTGCGAACCTGTTTATAGTGTGACACCATGTCAGCCGTGTCAGTGAATACTTGATGATCCTTTAGCATTTACGTTTTCTTCCATTTCTTGGTTAATCTTTTTGAGAATCATGGCTTTCCAAACTACACTTATAACTGCTTGCAACAATTCCTTTGCCTCTTCTTCTGTACTTGTTGAAGTGACGCAACCGTCGATTGCATGACCAACCAAGTTGGATATGACAATGGTTTGTATCTTCAAGGAGTTTTTGTTAGACTTTGTAATCCCTGAAACCTCTGCTGTCTTGAAGAGGCGAAACAAAAGGGAGTTAATTGTTTCTTCGCAGTGTATGGCAAAAGCGGCGGCCTTCATTAGCTTTGAGTCTTGATTTTGAATGTTCACGACTGCCATGCAATGATTAACCGCCTCTTCGCAAGAAGACGTAGCAATGTCATTTGAAAGCCCGCCTTGTATGAGTGCGCCAACTGCTCTACCCGCCGCGTTGTTCAACGTGGTTGCAATTTTTTTAACGTCGTCTTCGCTACGCTTTGTCATAATACCTTACCATGAAGCCTGATAAACAACGGTACGATATTCGTCTGAATTGTTTACAAGAAGCCACTCTATAGACCTATGAAGAACCTTCAAATCATAGTCACGCTCATCCTTTGAACCATCGCTTTCACCAAAGAAAAAGCCTGTTGTGTGTGGGAGCTTGTTGTCTTGAACGGCGTTGTAGATAGTCTCAAGGTCATCTTGTGACAGGCTTATTTGTTGACATTCGTCAACACCATCAGCAAAAGTCTCGATAATAAACCCGTGAAGGTTTGGGTGCTTACGCCAATATCCCAACTCGACACGTTCCTCTGAAACAGTGTCACCTTCTTCATTCTTGCGGCTACCTACAAAAAAGCGGCAACCGCCCAAGTACATATCTAATCCCATGACACGTTCTCCTTTCTCAGAACGATATGACACGACCGCTGACTTGCGGTTTTTGATATGCGGTGGCACGTAATACGCTGAGGTGCTGACCCTCTGAACGATAGTGGCGCGTGTATGCGTCACGAAGCAAAGCCTCTGCATCTTCCGGTGTCTCGGCCTCAATAATAGCAATGCTCGGTGACCGAGGACCATTGCCAAATGGCGGCTTGTGATATTCAACCTTAAACTCTTTCATAATCTTTCTCCAAAGTTAAAAACAAAAGTGACGGCTTGCGAAGTTTCACAGGTTATGAACAACCATACTTACCTGACGACCCGAACCACGCCTTGTCTCGACTAGTCCTGACACTTATGCAAGAGGTCAGGGTTACGATCACCCGTTGCCGTCGCGGCTGTGGAGGAGTCTCCGTCAGGCAGCAACCGTGTTTGCTGTGTTTACGTTACGAAGGTCTCTAATATTTTTACTCATGGCCTTATCAAAAATTTCTCCAACCTTGGCCTTTACCTCTTCAAAAGTCATAGGAACTACGCCCATTAACCTCAACATGGCGACTTCTTCAAGGTTCTCCATGAACTTAATAACCTCGTCGGCCTCCTCGCGGTTCGTCACCATAACGTCCATAATCAGGGGTTCGTTATTAACAATAAAGCCCGCTTGGATCCTGTGAAAAAGTTGTTGGGTATTCACGTCTAATCTCCTCTTTCTATCGGTCTTCATTGACCGTGAATAAAGACTAGCACTTTTCCACAACCTGTCAAATAAAATTGTCGCCTGTGGATAACTTTTTTATTTGTTAATGTTTTCAAGGGGTTGGTGAGGACCGTGATTGTTGCGCTGATCACGGTCCTCGAAACTGCCTAATAAAAATACAAGGCGTCTGGATATGAAGACATCGAACCAGAACCTCGAATTTGTGTCAATGGATCAGTGAAATCTGATTAAAGTGGTAGATTAAATTGACGGGCGACAGGGGGGCGACAACTGTCAGAAACAAAAAAGCAAGAGTAATTTATTAGAACGACTCAAAGCAACGCTTACATCAATTATAATTTGATCCAGAAAGATGAACCGTAAACAGGATAAGATGGTGATAATTACCCCCAATCACCGCGTCATTAACACCATAATGGTGTCAGGCGGTTGAAATAACGGCAGTGGATCGTGGGCCTCTAATCTTGGAACTTGGAAAGGGGGTTTTGCTATAAGAAGGGAAAAGCTCCAGAGTCTGTCCGATGTCTATATAGGGTATAAGTTATTGATAATAAAAGGGAAATTGGAATGGTCAAAAAAGAGTCTTTCCAGAGTCTTTCCAAGATAAGTCATTGAAAACAAAAGAGAAAGTTGAAGTTAGCAAGACTTATAGGGCATTTTTGACCCAAAACAGAAATTTTTTTTGCTCGAAATTTCCGACAAAGAGTCTATATGTCTTGCCAAAAACCTGTAAGTCATTGATATACAAAGAGAAAAGGTCGGCAAGACATCGGACAGACATCGGACAGACTCTTTCAAGAGTCTTGCCAAATTCTTGTATAGACGTGCGAGAGAGGTGTCAGAAATTTTATTCTGAAATGCCATAAAATCCTTCTATAACAACAACTTAGGTGGCATTCCACAACCTTGTAAGCCTACACCCTTGTAGTGCCAGCTCAAACTGGCTATGTCAGAAAACAGAGGAGAAATTCTATGGGTCGCTTCATCCGTAGGCGGGTAAAGGACATCAGAACCATACCGCCTGACCTTCCTGCTCTGCGAGCGGCGGGTAATCCAAGGAGAGAACTTGGTATTACGGAAAAGCAGGAAAGGTTTGCTCGCTTTGTTGCGGGTGGTAATATGTCATACACCGAAGCGGCTAAAAAGGCCGGCTTCACCAAGAAGTGGTGTCATGCCTATGGCCCACGCCTTATGAACCCAAGGTTTTTTCCGAAGGTGGTTGAGAGGGTAAGACAAATGAAGGAACAACTGGCAATCCGGACAGACCTGACATTTGAAGGTCATGTCAACAAGATGGCAGAGATTCGAGACGCGGCGATGGAGAAGGGAAACTTTACTGCCGCCGTGTCTGCTGAGAAGTCGCGTGGTCAGGCGGCTGGGTTTTATGTTTCGAGGTCAGAGATTATGGTTGGAAAGATAGATCAGATGTCACGGGAAGAAGTTATGGCTGAGATTAAGAAGATTCAGGAAGAATATCCCCAGCTCCTGTCAGCTGACGATCAGCTTATGATTGATGTAGCCCCAAATACTGTCGAGGTTGTTAATGCCCAGACGAATATCGCTGACAACAGAAGTAAAGATGTGGAGGTCGTTGAAGTCGGGGACCAAGTCAGGAGTTATGTGGACTAGAATAGAGGCGCGTGTCGGCTCCGGTGTTCCCGACATAAATGGGGCCGTGTCATGTTGTGAGTTTTGGTTAGAGCTTAAGGTATGCAAGACCAAGAAGCTTAAGACCTTTGGACTGTGGAGACCTAGTCAAATCTCGTGGCAGTTTAGTAGGTCGAAGATATTTAAGAACGTCTGGAATGTCATAAGTCACCCAGAAGATAATAAGGTTTATGTTTACGGGTGTGACAAGATACTTGGTTTGAACGAGGGGGAGACAACCCCTGAACCTGACCTTATTTTAGAAGGCCCCTTTGAATGGGGGAGACTATTGGATTTTGTGAAGGCGCAACTCCAAAAGTGCGCCGCAATGGATGAG